ACAGCTATAACGCCAGCGCCAAAGCCAGCCCATTCTGTAGGGGTCATGCTTCATCTGCACCGAGGCCATAAGCATCATCGGATTTATCTAAAGCCCTAGCTGCTGGGCCTGCAAGTGCGGCCACTACCACTGATATAACTGGATCTAGTCCTAGCTCATTACTGGCTAAGAATGTTAAGAATGATACAAGCACACCCCTAAAATATGATTTAAGTATTGCTTTCTGCTTATTGCTTATTTTCATATGTTACCCCCTAGTAGTGGTATATCAAACGGCTTACTATCTTTATCGCCTGCTTTAGTAAATGAACAATGTATGTGTGAGCGGTGCGGATTTATACCTTTGTATTTACGCCATTTCCAATTTAATATCTTTGAACATATTCGCCCGTTATAGATGACGTATGATATGCGTGAATCTGATTTGGCTGCGATTCTGATTTGGTCAGCCAGATAAGGTGCGAGGCTGTCGGATGACTGTAACCAAGCATTAATATCAATTGCTCTGCAAACTCCCCCTGCGCTCCAGTCTGGATTATGATCCGATTTTCTGGCGGAATGGCGACTATCGCCCAGCCATCCTTCTGGACTTTTAGTAGACCTATCCGGAAACCACGTATCAATTTGATCTCTTAATTGTGTACCAGCTGCACATAGCCAAGGCTTCACGGAATAATCTCATGCTCTGCATTATCACATTCCCAGCGATATGTAGCTGTATTAAGTGTTAATTCAGTATGACCACAATTGGGCATAGGTGCTATAAATGCATCATTAACTTCATCATATGTGTAACCAATGCCCGCATAGTTATAACGGATATTGCCATTATAAGAAGTTCTTTTTACTGTGTATGTCGTATTCTGTGCATAGTAAGTTTCAGTATCTAATCCGTTAATAAGTTCATTTTCATCTTTGCCAACTGTAACAGCAACAACTTTATTGTTATCATCTAAATATGCGTAATGTGCCATTATGCCCAACTTACTGTGTCAGAGACACCTGCTGCTGTAACTGTAGAAATTTTATATCCGCCCGATGGTGCAGAGGTTGACTGTGTAACTCCACCACTGAAAGTTGCAGTAATTGTGTCTGGGTATTTAAGAATAATTACTCCTGAACCGCCTGCACCTGCGTTTGTATAAACAGTTCCCCCATTTTGTGAACCGCCACCACCACCGCCACCAGAGTTTACTGTGCCAGGATTTGAAGATGAAGAATTAGGGCCACCATTACCGCCACCACCTGTGCCACCGTTACCCGAGCTTCCACCGCCCCAGTTACCGCCACCACCACCACCACCTGCTCTTGTAACAGATGTTCCGCTAATTGATGATGCAGTACCATTGCCGCCATTAGCACCACTACCGCCAGCATTACCGCCAGTTGCAGAAGCACCGCCACCGCCACCACCACCGCCTGCACTTGAATTACCATTACCGCCATTATTACCTTGTGATGGAGATGTTGAAGGTGTATTTCCCGTACCGCCAGTTGTTTCACCAGAATTAATACCACCACCACCGCCAGAACCACCAGAAACAGCACCACCACCAGATCCGTTTGATCCACCACCAGAGCCACCATTAGATGTAGTCGTGTTAAATATTGAATTGCTACCAGAAGAACCTGGTGCGCCAGTTGTTGTTCTTGCAGCACCGCCAGCACCAACAGTTAAAGTATAATTTGTAGATGGCATTAAAGTTTCAGATAATTCTCTATAACCGCCAGCACCACCGCCACCACCTTGTTGATGACCACCGCCACCACCACCTGCAACTACAAGGAAATTAATAAGAAATCCAGGTGGTGTAGGTACAGCATTTATGCCAGCAACAATATTACCTATCATTATGCAATAGCCCCAACTACATACCAAGTGTTAGCAGCTGTTTTAATACATACTGCTGATTTGTATTGTGCCAGGGTTGGTGATGCAGCAACTGAGCCAGCACTTAATACTGTAGTAGTGCCTGGTGTTACTGCACTAATTGTGCAAACTCCTGCACCAATATTTAATACTGTAATTGCAGTGCCTACTGCAAACGCTACAGAAGCATCTGTTGGTATCTTAAATGCTATAGCCGTTGCTTTATTCATTAACTCTAATACCTGATATTGATCTGCTAGTACAGCTGTGTAATCTACTGTGTTGGCAGTACCTACTGTGAATGCTGTTAAACCATTAAACATAGCACTGGTAAGTACGTCACCAGTTACTGCTGGAAATCCTGTTGCCATTTGTTACTCCTTAGTAAGATAAGACGCTGGTATCTAAAATCCCATAATCTACGTTGCCTATTATAAACCCATCGATGACAGGTTCTAGTGTTGTAAAGGTTGTTTTCCAACTATTCGGTGATATGTTCATACGCACACCGAAAATCTGTAGGGTCTTCTCCAGCAAAGATCCGCCTGGCTGGGTAGTTATGATGGTTATAGGATCAAAGAAATCTAGGTCTAAAGCTGCTACTACGCCTGTATCGTAGTTAGGCGTGTATAGATCAAGGACTATGGAATCACATCGAATAGAAGTCTCAGCTCTACTAGCTGTATAAGCCAGGGCATAATCTAGGGCTACTGCATCGGTCTGCATAAGTAAGTTGTCTTGAAAGTAACTGTGTAAGAAATATTTATCTATAGATGCTTGATTAAATGCTACCTGTGCTGTGCCACCAGTCCTAGTAATAGTGGCTTTGTTAAATATCAATACATCGTTAAGAATCCAACTTGCATCAAAGTAAACAATACCTGTGCCGTTGTCTGCAAAGACTGTGGGTGTGCCGCCAATAGACCCCGTTGTGACTAACCGATCTTGAAAAACAAACGAATTATTAGCATCTACATATAATGCACCATACTCGGACGTGGCTACTGTAGTTAGTGCCTGCAGTGCTGTGCGGTTAGTGCCTGGGTCTGCCTGCATTGTAGTAAGGCCTGCATCTATATCACGTTGAGAAGCTGGCCAGTCAATTTCATCTAATATTTTGTTAATACGTGTGCCTGATAATTGTCCAGCAGTGCCATCTGTAACTGTGCTGATCTGTGCTAACTGCGCAAGTCTAAAAGCATCTACAGCTTGTATTGTTGTTATGGCTACAGTGTCATCGGATTCACCTGGGTAAATGGTTGTATAACTTGTAATAAATCCTGAGAATATAGGATATGTAACACTGCCATAGGTTGCAGTAATCTGCACCTTTTTCATAGGTGTTAATAAATTATAATATGGCCCGCTTACATTCTGTGGGTTAAAGTCGCCATTCTGATCTGTAATGCGTAAGGTTAGTGCGCCTGTCTGAAATTGATCTGATAATGCAGTACGGCCTCTGTTAGTCTCTATACGATCAACTTGATTAGAGACATCTACAACTACAGCTGCTGCATCTCCTAGTACGTTAGTACCAAATATTGCTTGTCCAATTATTGCAGTCTGCGCAAAGGATGGCCCAGTGCTAAAGTTAATTATTGCATTTATTATTGGTACGGTCATGCTATAAAGCCATTAGGTACTGTTGAGTAACCTGACCTAGTTGCTACCTGTATGCTCTCTGCTATAGCCTGGCTTAGCCTATCACCACCTGCATCTACAGTTACTTTAATATCCATAGGGGTTTGTGAAGAAGAACGCTGAGCATTGTTCTGACTTAAAAATTCACTTATGCGTGAGTTTAATTCTCGCGTAGATTCTATTGCTATCTTGTTTTCAAATGCGGCTATTTTTTCATTAGTTGCTTGAGCTGTAGATAGCGCATAAGCAAAAGTAGGTGCAGGTGTTGCTGTGCCACCTTGTTTTAATACAAAGTCATTAATTTTATTAGTCATAGTTTTAATTGATTCTAAAGCTATATTAAACTTTTTAGCAAACTCTTGTGCAGCCTCAGCAGCATTTAATTCAGCCAATGCTTTTTTAGCCAATGCATCATCATTCTTTGCTATAGCAATTAAACCATCTAAACGTGCTTTAGTTTCATCGTCTATTGCTTCATTTCTTGCTTTTTGCAAACCAATTAATTCTAAATCAAATTTTTCTTTAAGTTTATCCATGTCTGTTTTTTTCTTTAATAAATCATATTCTTCTTTACGCTTACTATTAGATAATGTAATAATTTTAGCTTCAATTCTTCTATTCAAAATACGTACTTTAGCTAAAGCACTGTTTTCCTCTGGACTTAATTTTCTTTGATTAGTTAAAGCACTGCCAATACCCATAGCACCTACAGTGCCAAAAGCAGCTAAAAACGGCGCAGGGTTTTTAGTTATGGCAGTGCCTGCTGCTCCTAGTAATAATAAAGCAGGTTTAAACGATGGGCTGCTCGTAAGAACGCTTAGTTTGTCTATAAGTTTTGCCATTTGTATTATTGCGTAGGCTATGTTATCGCCTAGATTTTCAAAATCATTAGCAAGTTCAGCTACAGAGTTGTCTTTACTTAAAATTTCTAAAGCGCCTACTAAACTTTTACCAATAGATTTAGATGCTTCATCTGCGCTTTTTTTCAATATATCCATCTTGCCTGCGTAAGTGTCTAATCTAGCTGCAGCTTGCCCTTTAAATCTTTCTTCAAGTGCAGCCATGATCTTATTCATGTCGCCTGTTTTAATTATGTTTGCATCTATACCTGTATTTAAATTATTTATTGCTTTAGTGTTTCCTCTAATACCTGCTGCCAAAGCATTTACTACTGTGTCTAAACTTTCACCAGTACCAGCACTTATATTTAACGCAGCTTCTAAAGTCCTTTGAGATAAACCAACTGATCTAGTTAAGTTTAAAAAAGTTTGGAATGGTTTCCGTAGATCGGTTAATATGGCATAAGTTTTTTCTAAACCTTGTATGTAGTTTTCAACTTCAGTAACTCTAAAAGCGTTGCCAGTATTTTCTAATTGTAATGCCAATGACTTAGCCGCTACCTCATCAGCAGCAAACGCTTTGACAGCACTTTTACTAAAGGCCACCACAGCAGCAGCACTAAATGTAACGCCAAAGGTTCGTCCTAAAGATTTTATCTGTTTATCAAATACAGATACGTCTGACTTTGCTTTTTTAAGGGCTCTGCCATTCCAGGTGGCTAAAGCCGAGACGACTACATTGGCCATTAGGCAGCCCTGGTAACTTCTGTGGCTTTATTAAAATCTATAGCCTTTGTATTTATTGTGTTAACTATTTCCTGATAAATTCCAGGACTTTTTTTAGCCCAAGCTTTATATATTAAACGGCCTTTAGTCTTACGTGTGCCACTACGCATGCCTGGTAATTTAGGCTGAGATGTCAAAGTTTCTAATGAGGTTACAAATTGATAACCTGCGAATGGATTGTTTGAATTGTAAGAACGTGTGGACCTAGATCTAGTTTTACGTGTTTGTTCTTTTTCATAAGCAACTACTCCGCCACCTTCATTGATAGAAGTAAATGGCGCACGACCTTGCGGATTAACTCTGCCTGCAGTCTCATAAATACGACCAGCTGCGCTCACGTTGTAGACATAGTTTTCTACTTGAAAACCATTCTTAAATTTTTTGTTTTGCCCTTCTTTGTAACCTATTCCGCCTCTGACCATAGCAGAGTCATATTTAGGAAATGGCCTGTATTTAATATCTGAAGATATAGGTTTAGACCAGCCAGATAACATCTCACTATTACCAGGCACATAACTTTTAGCTGTAGATTCAACATCACGCATTAAAGGTCCGATAACAGTTTTTATTCGGTTATACATATCATCGTCAAAAAATGATAAGCCTTTTAGGACATCTTCAACGCCTACGACTTTTGCTGGCATTTTTAATCTCCTTAGTGCGGTCTGATAAAACTTGGACTATAGCCTTAAGCATTTCTGAGTCCATGTCTATAAACTCTTTAGGCGGTATCCCTAACTCAACCGATAGGCTGGCTATGGCGTAAGTAATTGAATCCCGCGCTACTATTTTTTTTCTTCGTCTAATACCTCTACAGTATCTAAGCTGTCTATAAACTCGATACCAAATAAAGGTACTACGACATTAGCCCTGCGTAAGCATTCCCAGGCTAACCAATAAATGTCAGTCTGTTTTTCATTCTCACGCAAGGCTTTACTAATTCCTGATCCGTACTTTAACTCGAAAGCGTACTCGACACCTGGTGTTATCTTATGCTCAGATACTTCACCATTAGCCCTTGTTATCTTTAGCTTTGCCATTATTGCTCCTTATGCTACCGTTACAGCTATTACGCTATTGCAAGTAAATGTGATGCTCTGTGATGAAATATCGCCAACAGCACCGTTGATGTTTTGTAGATTATTCACTAAAACAGTAGTGCTGTAAAGTGGGTTAGCGGCAGTTGTTGCACCACTTGCTTGCTTGATTGTCAAAGGTACAGTTGTACCATAAGCAGCACGAAGTGTTGGGATTACAGTAGTTGCTGCATTGTCATTAAGGAAGTCTAGAGTAATTGTTGAGGCCTCTAATCCTTTAACAAACTTGTGTGCGCTATCTCCCATAGCAGTTACTTCCAACTCATCAAATGCTTGGTTAATAGTTACAGATGTTACATATGCTGATAGATCCACGCTGTTAAAAGTTACTACAGCGGTATTGTTTAAAAAAATTGCCATTATTACTCCTTATCCTTCTCTTTAGTTTGTGCAGGTTTTGGTGTTTCTTCGATCTGACCTATCTTTTTCAAGAAGGCTAAATCTTCTGGTGTTAGACTCATTTTAGCTCCAGCTCGTTAGAATTGATACAGTTATTTCTGCAGTTAATAAATCTCCACTTGCCACACTAGTGATAGCTGGAGCAGAGACACTTGATATGTTTAGCACCAAAGATGATGCGTTTAGTTTAGTCACTACGGCTACAATAAAATTTTCTATACCTGCTAGGTTGCCTTGGTTATCAAATGCTGGTACTGCTATAAGAATCTTAAAATTAGCCAAAGGCGCAATACTTGTGTAGTCATTATTAGACGGTACGATGTAAGGATCTGATACTGTGATAACTACGCTGTTAGCGAGAATTGTGGCTGGTGGGTAAGCAAAGGTAGACCACACGCCTGCATTGGCTAGGTCTGTTGCTAGTGTGCCACGTAATGTGGTTATTGATGCTGGCATTAGCCGACCAGTGAATTAGGATTAGAATACGGTTGGATGAGACCACGCACTCTGTTAATCAGCTGATAACCCATCCGATATGGGCTTGCAGTGATCCCATCCATACCTACCCCACCAGTCTGGCTAACTTGACGTGCTTGCCAGATGTCTACAGCTACGATCATCGCAGCCTCTCTTATGGCAGGGGTCGCAGTGTAAGCCTGTGATTTATGCTCTGGTCCGAGGGCTCGGCCGTATGGTTTGATAAAATGAAAATTGTCATTCGCAGCTGTCTTTGCGTATTGAATAAAGCTGTAGCCGTTAGGGTATGAACTAAGTGCGTATGTACTCCAAAACATTGTGCCGATTGAAGCGGGCACTGTAGTACCTGGAAATGATCCTGTTAATGTGTATGTGCCGTTATACGTTGCACCACAATTAGACACTGTTATTGATTGACCTGTAGTAAATATGCCAGGATTTGATAATACTAAAGTTGCTACGTTATTGCTAATAGATGAAGCTACTACTGGGGCATCGTTATGCCATAAATAACCCTGTATTAAATCTTCTGCCGATTGGCAGCACTCTTCCACTGTAGCGTCACTGTATAAAGTGCCAATACCTAAATTACTGCGTAACTCTGCCATTGTTACCATCGCAGCGGCCATAGTGTCCTCTCTTAAAAAGCTCCCTAGGGCTAGGGCTACTAAACCCTAGGGATTATTAAATTACTAAGTTATTAGCTTAGGTTGAAGCGACGAACTCCACCAGCGACTAATACACCAACGGCCATGTAGCCATATAGTGCTGTTTCAATTTCGCCTGTTGCTGGCTGATTAACAGATAGTCGTAGAATTGGTGACTCGTAAATTGATACTGAAGATGGAACTACAATAAATGCAGACTCATCGATAGTTGTTGACACTGCGTTTGGATCTACGTATAGATCTAGACCTAATACGTTACCACGTAGTGATGTTGGTTGTGCAGCTCCTGCATTGTTCATTGGATTAGCAGCGTTGTAAATCGGGCGACCAGTTGTATCTGTTGCGCCTAATAGTAGTGACCACTGTGATGTACCAGCGATGTAACGTGTTGCTAACTCACCTGTTGCAAGGTATGCAGCTGGTGCTTGTGTAGATACGTAGGAAATAATTCCTGCTGAATCTGCTGCTACTCCTGTAGCTTGTGTGCC